CTGATATACGTCAGCTTCTCTTATAGATATACCAGCATATTGTAATATTCTTACAACTAAATTATTAGTGTCATCAACTGGTAATTCAAAATCTTGATAATCAGTTTGCGTTTGATCAAATAAAGGTTCACCATTATAAAGAGTAACGTATGTCCACTTAGGGTCTAAAGGATACCTTATATAGGTAGCCTGAACATCTAATGCTCCATTTATAGTTGAAGGGTGTATTGTAACTGAATCAGCTTTTTGTGTGTAAGCTGGATATTGTAAAGACGGAGAAGTTAAAAGAGATTTGTTTAGTAAATCAATTTTACTCAAACTTACTTTTTCTGCTTCACCTTGTAATACTCCTCCTTGATAACATAAAATTTTATTTATTAAATAATAGTCATCACCAGTTGTTGATTGAGAAGGTAAATAATAAATATTACCAGCATTTTGTGTTAATGTTTTAGTTTCTGCAAATGTATCTATTACCTCTTCATACCCTAATTTAATATCAGCATACCCTGTACCTGATACTCTAGCATTTTCTTCATTTATTTGTTGATTATATTGTATAAAATATTCATCAAAAATATCCAATTGAGCTTGTTTAGCAAATAAGTTAAAATCACTAGGAGATATATATCCATAGTTGTTCTTATTTATTATTGCAAGCACAGTATTTCTAACTGAATTTATCATTTGAAAATCTTTTTACAAAGATACATAAAATAAAAAAGCACCTAGGATTTAGGTGCTTTCTCGCTGTCGATAGTAAAGGAAGGATTAAATTGTTCCTATAGCGATACTAGTAAATACTAGTCCACCATCTTTCGATACTGGTACTGCTGCATTTGTCCAAGAAGTTTCTGCTGCTTTTACAAGAGCTGCATTTACATTCTCACCAAATCCTGAAGTTAATCCAGTTCCAGTAACCGTTAATTTGTGTGTTCCATTAGTAAGATAAATTTCTCCAGCAGTAGAGCTTGCAGTCTCTGCGTAAAGAATTGAATCTGTGTTAATGTGTACGTTACCGTCACTTGCTGTATCTAATGTTATATATTTTGCCATGTTAAAAAATTTATGGGTTAAACAAAAAACAAAGTTACGAATTTTTAACTAACGTTTTTAGGTGCTTGTACATATCAAGCCCATCATCGCTTTGGAAAAATGAAGCTATAATGTATAATGGGTCTTCGCCATAGGGTATATTACACATCTTCTTTTTATTAGATGGTGTATTATACCATACTTCTTTCTTCTGGTTTCTTAACTGCAACAAGTTTTTATCTAACATATTTTGTATAGTAGCATTTAACTTAAGCATAGGGTCTTTTAACATCGTTAAAAAACCTTTAGGATCTTGTTTAGCAAATATTAAAATATCTCGTTTAAGTTCTGCTGTTGACATTCTTGTAACATCCTGTTGAAACAATACTCTACCTATAGTTTCTACTTGCTCTATATCAAGTTGTCTTGCTTCTATTAAAGCATCAACTTCAGCATTGAGATTATCTACAACATCTTGTGCTTCTTTCTTTTTGTTTATTTCAACAAAAATATTTCCATTGGCTGGATGATAAGATAAAAACTTTTGTAACACTTGATTATTTTTTGGAACAAATAAAAACCCATCTTCAAAAACTATAGGTTCTAATATTGCATTATCATCTTGCTCATCTTGAAAAGGTGAGTTTTGATTTCTTGCATATCTCAGGGGTCTATTAATTCCTGTCTCTTCATCAAAATATAATAAAGGCACACGATTAGTGTGTCTTGATGCTAATATTAAAGATAAAGGAGCTACTTCTTTAGTAAGCTTATAAGTTTTGTCAACAAACTTTGGGGATGTTTTTGCGGGTTTTACTTTTAAACCACCCGACTTTTTCTCGGTTGTTTTTTCTTTATTCATTTGATTTAATTTAATTTAAATTTAAAAAAGGGGCGTATCGCTACACCCCTTTGAATTAATTACTACTGCTTAAATAAGAAGAAGTTGTTTGCACCTAGAGTACATACAGCTCTTTCACTTAAGAAGTTAACTTGCATGTTATCGATATCCGATGTAGCAGCACCACCAGCTGAACCAGTGATCCAAGTCTTATATCTTCTGTCTTCAGTTTCTGAAGCTCTATATCTTACATGTAAGAAAGGTCTTTTAGCGTTCTTACCAAGAATTTGGTCGTATACGCTAGTTGAACCAGCTGGTACTAATAAACCATTGATTTTACCAGAACCAGTATTTGTTGGTAAATCCCCTCTCATTGTAGGGTCGTTTAGGTATTTCCAGTCAGTTTTGTAGAAGTCGTAACCTCTTCTGAATCCAGAGAAACCTAAGTTTAATGCCATTTCTTCGTCATTGTCAAATAGACCGTATGAAGTACCACCAGCACCGTAAGAGTTCTGAGCAGCTAACATATCGTCAATGTCAAATGCGAATTGTCTGTCAACGAATAAAACGTTTTCTTCAATAGCACCTTGCTTATCTAATCTACTAATAATAGAATCAAAGTCAGCTAGAGTTGTTGGGTTACCACCACTCCAGATGTTTCCTCTTTGCTCTACTGCGTAGAAAATACCATCAGAACCAGCACCTGGGTTAGCAGCTGCACCTGAGCTACCTAAGATTGCCGCAGCACCAGAGTTTTGCTCTGCTGGTACAGCTTCAATCATTGCTGTTTCTAAATAATCGTCGAATCTAAGTCTAGTTTCGTGCTCAGACTTTAAGTACCATAGGTAACCTGTAGCTCCATCTTCAGTAGTAACTTCTACCCATCCGATTTGTGCCATATCAGAACCAGATACATTGTAAGTATCTTTAATGATAATTGGCTTGTTATCGAAAATTAAGTCGTTAGCTTCTAAAGAACCTACCATACCTGCAGTTCCTTTTTTAAATTCTGAACCGTAAATGAATACTGTACAATCTGGATTACCTACACCTGTACCTGCAGTCACTAAACCACCTTGCTCGTAAAAGTCAGCTGTAAACTGTCCTCTACCACCAGCAGTGTTATCTACTGCACTTACAACTGCTTTGTTCATACCTGAACCATCGTTTTGAACAACTACAATAGTTTGTCCAACTCTGATTACTTGCTCAGCTGTTGTTGGGTCTAATACATCATTTACTTGAAATACTGCTTGGTCTGCGTTTACTAACGCTGCAGTTCCTACACTTGTATATTTTGTGTGTAACCTACCTTGCTCAGCCCATTTAATAAGGTCTGAATTTGTAGGCATCTCCGCTCCTACCATTCTTAAGAATGAAGAAATCGTTCTGTTACCATATCTCTCAAATTCTTTTTCGTAAGTATCAGGTAGATACTGGTTTAAGAAATCGAAATTGACAATATAGTTTTGAGCTGTTGGAGTTCTTTCTGAACTCGGCGTCAACGCAAATGTGGGTGACGCTGCAACTTGTCCTGCCATAATTATATATTTTTATTATTATTTAACTTTTTTTAATACTCTTAATTCGCAGTCCTCGGCTTGATGGCTGAGAAACTGACTTAACTTGAAAACCTGATTTTACAGAAACCTCTGGAGCGCTACGTTCTGTCATGTCGACATTTTTTGTTTTACGTATTACATCATCAGTTGCCTGTGATTTACCCTGCTCGTAAAAGAACTGAGCAAACTTCTCAGGATTCATTGCGATAGCTAAAGCTTTGTGATATCCTTCTGCGTCTTTAATATACCCATTGGAATCCAAGTACTTATTTACAAAGTTTAATGGAGTCTCTTGAGCTTTTTTAAGTTCAGAAGCACTACCAGGCGCATATACTATATCGTTTTCTCCTATGTTGAATTTAAAACCTTTAAACTCTGAGCTGAATACTTCGTCACTTTTTTTGACAAACCATTCACGTTTTAGATTTGCGTCTTCTTGTTGAGATTTAGCTGTCTCTTTGTATTGCCTATACTCAATAAGCTCCTCATTGTTAGCAGTGGCAGAACTTTCCCTTGACTCAAGGGGCTGTTTGTATTGTTCCTGCTGTTCCTTTAAGAATCTTTTTGCCTTAGCAATTTCTTTCTTCTTTGCTAGTTTTATTTTTTTAATTTCAGATGGTTCGTGTATTTCTTCATCGTAATTAAAGTCTTCCATTAAAGACTCAATATCATCTGCATCTAAACCTTCTTCAGTTATAGAATAATATTCACGTAGCAAAGCCTCTGGTGATAGGTCTGTATAATCTTTCTGCAATTTTGCATAATCTTCAAACCCTCTACCAGTTTCTTTTTTATATTTTAAGTAAGCCGCCACATCTGAAGGAAGATCTTCTGCTTCTTCCCGCTGGCTAATCAACTCATCAATAGAATTGATTTGCTTACCGTATCTTTTTCCAATATATGAAAGAACTTCATCTTCTGCTAGCTCCTGCGGTACAGGAGGTTGCTCTTCAATAGGAGGAGTTTCCTCCTCTTGTTTTATTTCTTGTTGTACTTCTTCTTCTTTTTGTACATCTTCTTTTACTTCTATCTCTTCTTTTACTTCTTCAACCTCAACAGGCTGTTCAGTAGCTTCTTGTTTTTGCTCATGCTTTTCCAGAAGCTCTTGTTCAATTTGTTGACTAGATTTTTCTTCTACGTCAGTTACTTCTCTAACTTTTATATCCATTTGATTTAATTTAATTTAATTGCAAAGTTACGCAAAATTTAAACACATTATCTTGGTTCAAACTCCGCTAAATCAAAACCATCCAAAGTATCTTCATTAGATTCAAAGCTTTGCGGAGGTAAATTATTCTTTCTCTGCGTTATTAGTTTTGATTGTTCTGTATTTTGTTGACTTATTCTATCGCTTTTAGCTTTTTCTCTTGATTGCTCTCTTTCAGCAAGTGCTGCTGCATCTAGTCCTTTGACTTGCATATTATACTGAAACTCTTGAGCCATCAATTGAGATTTTAATGCAGCTTCTTGTTTTTGTTTTTCAATTTCAAACGCAATATCTGCCTGTCTATATTGAATTTTAGCTTGTGTTTCAGCTTCAATTTTTTGCATAGCCACTTGTGCTGCAAGTTCTTGTGATTTTAATTGTTGCTGTGTAACCATAGCTTGCTTTTGCATTTCCATCTTTTGATCTTGCTCTTGCTTAGCTTTACGTTTTACTTTTAATAATTGATTTGCTAGTTTGAGGTTTTTTATCTCACGTATATCAATAGCATCTTCCAGGTTAATATCACCCTTAGATAATGCCATTTGAATATTTTGCTCTAGCATTGCTTTTTGCTCTTCATCAGGAGACAGTTCTATAAATATACCAAAGTCATAAAT